GAGGGCGGCCGCTAATCTTCGGGAGATGGCAAAACAGTTATTGCTCCAGGCGAGTGCTCTTGAGGCCACGATCGAAATCCCAAAGCAAAGAAAAAGGCCCAACGAGTTGGTTTGTCCTCTGACCGGGAAACGCACCTCCATCAAGAATAGATCAATGGAGAAAGCATGAATCAGCTATCAATCGAATCTGGCAAGGCGATAGAAGAGATCGAGCAGTGCAAACGAAGTGAGCGCGTAATGGGCGCAACTGAACTGCAGCCCCTGCCGGAAGCTCATCTTGCCGCCGCCGAACTGCGTCGCCAGGCTAAAGAGCTGCTGTTGATAGCACAACGTCTGGAGGCATCCTGCCCGCTTCCGGCCAGGAGCCGCAACGTCGAATTCATGCACAGCAAAAAAAAACGAAAAGAGCAGAAGGTTAAAAAACGCTCCAAGATTAACACGGCCCATCTCATTTTTGATGGAGGAAAGCATTGAAACTTGTCGGACACATGTCAGGCCCTGTTGCGTTGACCGGCAATCCCCCCTCTCTCTGGCACTCCTTTTCCATTCATCCATCCCTCCAAACCAACCCCACGCCCGCGGCCACCGCAAACAGGGCGGCGTGGGTGTTCTATGCCGGCACTGGTTTGAAGGGAGGAACGATTGATGGACTTTTCCCTGGTCGGCAGGGATGCGATGCTCCTCTAGTAGTTTCCCCCCTGCACCCCCCTTCCCAACAGCGCACACCAGGAAACTACATCCTCCCGAGGGTTAATGGGTCCTTCCTGGCCTTTTGGCCATTGCGGGTAGAGAGCCCTCGAAATACGAGCATGGGCATAATTTTAAAACAGTCGGAAAAACGGAATCTTAGGTGGTGGTTGATATGAGTGCAAACGAATGTGGTAGAGGTGGCGGTGGCGAGATCCCGAACTGCCCGAGATGCAAGAGTCAGGACGTATGGCGAAATGGCTTCGGCAGTGCAGGAAAACAGCAATGGCGATGCAAGACGTGCTCACGGGTTTTTGTGCTTGAGCCCTATCTGTCAGATGACATTCGGTTGATAGCCGATCGGATGATTGGCTCCAAGCTGCCTGTTCCGCAAATTGCCATAGTCCTGGCCGGTTTCGTCTCGCGACGCTGGCTATATGCGAGAAAGGGGGAAATGATTAATGGCTGATGAAATGAGTCTTGAGGAGATCCGCGACCAAGTCGCCAAACGAGTTGCAGCGGAACAGGCCGAACAGCCGGGGCAAGACGAAAACCACTCGCCGGCTGCTGCAGGAAACGATCTCGATATCGGTTTCGTTCGCAAGTGCTACCTCTCCAATGAAGTAGGCGATTCCACTCTTTTCAATGCGCTTCACCGGGGCAAACACATTTACAACACCATCTCAGCTTTATGGCTGACTTACCTGGGGCCGCACTGGGATATCGATCACAATAATCGCGCTCTGGCTGACATTGAAAACGTGGCGCTCTCTTATCTGCCGTTAATCGAATCCATCCAGGATGAGATCGACAAGCTTGAAGGCGAGAAGGGTGTTGCCGGGAAAGTGAAGTCGCTCATCAACAAGAAGAAGGCGGTGATCTCCCGCCTCGACCGGCTGCGATCTGCAGCTGGTCGGGCCGCGGTCCTCAAGTGTGCCGTGTCGAATAACACTCCGCTTACCATTCATCCTGATCAGCTCGATCAACACCCGCTGCTCTTGCCGGTGAAAAACGGTGTGGTCGACTTGCGCACCGGGCTGCTTCGCCCAGGTCGCCCCGAGGACTATTTCACCATGGCATGCCCGATCGATTACAAGGGAATCGATGAACCGGCGCCGGAGTTTTTCTCTTATCTGAATTCAAGTCTCGACGGCAACACCGAAGTGATCAACTTCTTGCTCCGCGCCCTGGGCTGTGCGATCGCCGCGAACAATACCGAGCGACTGTTTGTTGTTCTATTCGGCCAGCATGGCCAGAACGGCAAGGGCAAGCTTATGGAAATTCTGTATCACGTCCTCGGTCCGCTGTCCGGACCGATTCAGGCGGAAATGCTGATGGCGCAGAAATTTGCCAAATCGGCCGACGGGCCGTCACCGGCGGTCATGGCCCTGAAAGGCCGCCGCCTGGCCTGGGCTTCTGAAACAGAGGAAGGATCGTCATTTGCCGCCGGCAAGCTGAAGCTGTACTCCGGAGGGGATCCCCTGGTTGGCCGAGCTCCTAACGACAAGGCCCAGACCACCTTCAACCCTTCACATATCTTATTCCTGCTGACCAACAATCTCCCGCACGCCCCGGCTCACGACTCGGCCTTCTGGGAGAGAATCAAGGTCATCGACTTTCCTTTTTCCTTCGTCCAGCGCAAACCGCAAAAGGATAAAGACGGCAACGATCTTCCGGTCGTCCTCGAAAAACACCAGCGGCTTGCCGATCCGAATCTTCTGGAAAAACTCAAGGCGGAGGCTTCCGGAATCCTCGCCGCCCTGGTCCGCGGTTGCCTGGAATGGCAGAAGCAGGGCCTCAATCCGCCCAGGAAAGTAATGGAGGATTCGCTCAAATACCGGCGCAACGAGGACGACATTCAGGACTTTATCGACCAGTGCTGTCATGTGAATCCCGCCGATCCGGATGTTAAGGGTTCGGCCTCCGACCTCTATAAACGCTATCGCTCCTGGTGGGAAGATGTCGCCACCACCAGGCCCATGAATATGAAGAAATTCGGATCGCTCATGTCGATGAAATTTCAAAAACACAAGTCGTCAAACGTCGTCTACCTGGGCGTGATGATCGACATTACCAAGGGGATGTCCGGTGAAAAGTAGCCGAAATTGCCGAAATGGGAGGATATCCTCCCGTTCGTCTGGTCATTCTCCCGCTTGGGAAAGCCTGTGTTTGCTGTTGTTTTCGTACTGTCGGGAGGATGGGAGCGACGGCCTATAGGCCCATGCGCGCGCGTTTCTTTAAGAGATAGGGGAATTAGTTTTCCCACGCGCGGGCTTATATATTCCTCCCATCCTCCCATACATTACAAAAGAAGAATAAAAAGAAGAGGTATCCTTCTGGTATGAAAAGAAAAAGCGAAAATCAAAAAGTTTGGGATGATTGCTGTTTTTTCTCCCCCGATGCTCCCGCCGCGATGAAGGTGTCGGCATAAACCTCCTCGACCTCTATCGTGATGATATTGACAGCCGGGTGACATCTGTTTCCGGCGGAAAGGAATATCGCGGACCATGCCCGAAATGCGGCGGTAACGATCGCTTCGGTGTCTGGCCGCAACAGGATAACGGGCGTGGAACTTTCTTTTGTGGCCGGGGCAAGAACGGCGGCGGCAATGGCTGCGGCATCGGCGGTGACGCCATCCAGTACCTGCGCGACGTCCGCGGCTATACCTACCAGGAAGCCTGCGACTGTCTTGGCATCGAAGCCCGGCGGGGTGGCGAGTCGCTGCAGTATCGCACGCCGGTACCGCCGAAACAATTCCAGGATCCTGCCTTCGTTCCGCAGACGCTGAATTATCCCGAGGATGTCGCCGACGCCGGGCTCTGGCATGAACACGGCATGAAGTTTGTCGAGGCTTGCCATGCCGCACTGTTGCGCCGTCCGGCTTCGATTGCCTACCTCATGGCTCGCGGCATCTCAATGGCATCGATCACCCGCTATAAGCTTGGCTTTCATGCCGGTGAAGAACGCGACGGCAAGCAGTACGAGCCTTCTTTCCGGCCCTGGCCGAGCTGGGGGCTGAAGGATGAAAAGCGAGGAAACGGCAAGCACCGCATGCTGATTCTGCCGGCAGGACTCGTCATCCCTTATATCGTTGAAGACCGCCTGCACCGCATCACCATCCGCCTGATCAAGCCTGATCCGAAGCAACCGAAAAAGAAATACCACTACGTGCGCGGCTCGATCCGCGATGTCTGGATGAGCAATCCCAGAGCTCGAGCCTTCGTCATCCAGGAAGCAGAACTCGATTGCATTGCGGTGGCAGAAGCGGCCGGGGACCTGGTCGGCACCATCGGCCTGGGATCCACCGGAGTGAAACCTGAGATCCGCTCGGCTGCCTCTCTCACCAGGGCTATCACAATACTCGACGCCCTCGATTATGACGAAGCCGGGGCCAAGGCCGGCAAGTGGTGGCGAGAACAGTATCCGCAGTGCAGCCGCTGGCCGGTACCTAAAGGGAAAGACGCGGGTGAAGCCTTCGCCGCCGGGATCAGCCTGCGAGCCTGGATCCTTGCCGGCCTGCCGCCGGTATTCCATGAGTGTCCTCCGATTGAACCTGAATCGGTCAAAGATCCCGCCGATTCGAGAATCGAGCGCATCCTGCAGGAGAAGAAATATCCGCAGCACAGCGAGGTCAAGGAACTCAAGACACTCCTTGAGGAGGCCAGCGGCTTCTTCCGCATCTATGATCAAGGCAATGCCGTCGGCCCGGAAATACCACCAGACTGGTCTTTTGAGAATCGCAAAAAGCGGGCGCGAATCTCCGAGCTGCTTTTCACTTCTGAGTCGATCGGCCATCTGATCGAAAACCTTGCCGACGGGCTGTATGGGCCTGGGCAGATTCCGGTGTGACCTATAAACCATGAGCGAAACATTCTTCCCTTCGAAAATAGCAGTACACCGCTGGCTGGAAGACAACGGCTGGAAGATCGGCCGATCGCAGTTTTATGCTCACTGCAAAGAAGGACTGCTGCGACCTGCAAAAAAGGAGAAAAAGTACCGACTCAAGGACGTCGAGAAATATGCCTCCATGCATGTGGTGAGAGCCGAAACCGGCCAGAAGGAATCGGACAGGGAAATCAAAATGCGTGAAGAAAAACTCGAGGTTGCCCTGGACCGGGAGAAGGTTGGCCTTGAACGAGAACAATTCGAGCTTGATGCCAAGAAGGGCAAGTTTATCCCCAGGGCCGAGTTCGAGCTGGCGATCGTCGCACGCTCGGTTGCATTCATGGCCCATCTCAACCACTCGATCCAGGCCTCCGCCCAGGACTGGATCCACATGGTCGAAGGGAATCAGTCACATGCTCCCGAGCTGGTCGAGGCGATCAGTCGGGAGATCGAACAGCGTATGGGCGACTTTGCCGCCGATGCGGAATTTGATGTGATTTTGGAAGCCAATTAAAGGAGAGAATATGCCGGATAAACCACCCACCAGTACAGTCATCTGGCGGCCGATTAAAAGCCGCTGCGATTATAAGCCTGACGCCAATTCGGAAATCTTGATCCACGACGGTCACCTGGATGACGTCGTCAAGGGCTACACGGATATTGCCGTCGACGGCGAGACAATAGTCTGGATCGACCAGACCACCGGCGATCCGTTGCCCGACCCTCAGTTCTGGGCGGATGTACCGTTCCCTGGGGATGAAAAATAAAAAACCAATAAAGGAGCTTTTAGACATGACAACAACCATACAAATTCGAGCCCATCTCTCATCCGATAAAGAGGTAAAAGTTTCGGTAACCAACAAACATGGATTGGTCGATGAGTTTTTCCTGCAGGATGGAGAAATAGCCGAGCGTAGTGTTTTCGACACCCGCGAGATCAGTGTAAAGGAAGTGGAAAAATAACCATGCCCACCCCCTCAACCGACATCTGCACCACCCGCACGATCCGCCTGCGCACCATGCCCGCCTGGCTGCCGGAGAAGTTTCACCGGCGGCCCGAGCGGATCCGCATACGCTTTTCTCCTTCCCCTGGGGAAAAGCGGTTTTTTCGGTGTAAGAAGGTCATCGCTCCGTCCGCCTGGGCGCCCAAGAACCGCACGGTTACTTATGGCCCACTGTCCGGATCACGCTGGGACAATTCCTTCATGCCGCATATGCGCGGCATCATGGACGCCAGCTTCTTTCCGTCGGTGCGCTATATCGGCAACTGCAAGGCACCGCAGACCGGCAGCAGCGCCGGGGCCGAAACCATGCTCGGGTACCTGGCCGACATGCAGCCGGGTCCGGCCTTCATCGTCTATCCTGACCGCGACACCAGTTCAAAACGGTCTACGGACTACCTTCAGCCGATGTTCATGAAATCGCCTCGGCTGCGGGTCCTGCTCACCGGGATTTCGGACGATATGGCCAGCCTGCGCATTAAGCTGCAGACCATGCTCATCTATATGGGCTGGGCCGGGTCGGTAACCTCACTCGGTAATATTTCGGCCAGGTATCTGTTTGGCGACGAGATCGATAAGTGGCCACGTCAGGCCAGCAAGAAAGAGGCGAATACCCTGAAGCTCTTTTTCGAGCGCTTCCGGGCTTACAAATACGGCGGCAAGTGCTGGCTTATTTCCACTCCGT